CTATCCGGTCCTCTTCTTCGGCCAGGAAGCGTTCGGCATCACTCCGCTCAAGAACCAGAAGACGAGGGAAGGCAACAACCTCGCGGTGCAGCCGATCGTCATCAATCCGAACAGACCGAGCCCGGGCGACCCGCTGGGTCAGCGCGGCTACGTCGGCTGGAAGGCCTGGTTCGCTGCGGTGCGTCTCAACGAGACGTGGATGGCTCGCCTCGAAGTCGCGGCTTCGGCGCTCTGATCGTGACGGGGCGGGCCTGACGCTCGCCCCTTCCTCGATCCTGACAAGGAAGGATTCTCCGAAATGGCAAGCAACATCAAGATCGGCACCTACGAGGGCACCGGCGCCGCAATCAACATCGAACTCGGCTGGGTGCCCGGCTACGTCCGCATCTGGAACGCCGAAGACGGCGATGCCTCGTGGGAGTGGTTCAATGGCATGGGCGCGGGCGACGTACTCGCCACGGCCAACCATGACACCGCCCAGCAGTCTCTCGTGACCGCCAACGGCGTCGATGCCTACGAGCCCACCGACCTGAGCTCGAAGAAGGGTTTCACTGTCGGCACCGCGATTTCCGAGAGCGGCATGACGTTCCGCTACGTCGCCATGCGCGACGCGGAATTCTGATCGTCACGCGTAGCGCCGGGGTAACGCCCGGCGCTGCCAACACAGGAGGCTTTCATGTCCGCTGACAAAGACCCGTTCACCAAACAGCCGCTCGTCGATTGCATTGTCGAGACGCCCAAGGGCGCCACGCCTTGCGAGCAGACCCCGCCGATCATGGTGAACGACCATCCCTACACCTACGCCTACGGCAAGCCGGTCAAGTGGCCGCAGGCTGCGATCAACGCTGCACGCGATGCCGGTCTGACCGTCACTGTCGTCGACTGATCCCAGGGGGCGCGCGGCTCAGGCCGCCGCCTTCCTGCCCTGCCCCCGGAGGTATATCCCATGTCCGACCGTACCGTGATCGTTTCCCGTCCCAAGGGCACCGGCCCGCTCGAAACCGTGCCGCCGATTTCCATCAACGGGACGAACTATCCCTATTCCTACGACAAGCCCGTCACGCTGCCTGACCACGTCATCGGCGTTCTGCGCGATTCCGGGCTGACTGTTTCCAATTTCAATTCGCCGGCCAGCGACTCTCTTCCCGCTGGCGACGGTGACGCTGCCGCCGGTAACGGGGAGCCGGGGGGCAAGCAGCCTGGCGGCAGCGATACCGATCCCGACTTCGACGCTCAGGCCATCGTGAAGGGCACTGTCGATGAGGTCGAACAGCGTATCGAGAACCTGACGCTCGCGCAGCTCGATGCCGTTGCCGAGGCCGAAAACGCACTGCCCAAGCCGCGCGTCGGCGTGAAGGACGCGATCGAGCGCGCCCGTCAGGCCTTCACTGCGCCGAGCGACCAGTAACCCCCCGAAAGCAAGGAGCACACCCATGGAAGACGAAGCGAACAAGCGCATCCCGATCGAGGATGCCGACCTGCCGACCCTCAAGCATTTCGCTGAGCTCGCACTCGGCCTCGAGGTCAAGCCCGGCACCAATGCCCACAGCCTGCGCGGCAAGATCAAGACGGCCATGCCTGACATCAAGGACGTGCCGCCGATCCCCAAGGCGCCCGAGCCCGTCGTGCAGATGCCGCAGCAGGAGCCGATGCACGTTCAGGCACCGTTTGTTCCCGACCCCGCTGCGCCTATCGTGGATGGTGAAAACCCGGCTGCGCGCCCGGCTGCGGTCAGCCGTCCGGCATCTGCCGCGCTGATGCACCCCAATCAGGACCCGAAGGTCACACTCAAGATACACAAGACCGACGACAAACGCCGCTCGAAGGACGTCACCGTCGGGGTGAATGGCGTAGTATGGCGGATGAAGCGCGGTGAAGTCATCAATGTGCCTTATCGCGTCTATCTCGCCCTGCAGAACGCCAAGGAAAAGGCCGCGGTCGAGCTCGATGAAATCAATCCCCTGACCGGGACGCCAAAGATGGGCTGGGAAGAAATCCATTCCTATCCCTTCGAGGTCCACAAGATGCCGAGCGACGAGGAAATCGCCGCTTGGGAAGTTGCCACCGGCAGCGGCTTTGCGGCTTCGCCCGCCGTCGCGGCAGCGGCCTGATCCGGGGAGCGGTCCATGTCGACGTTCCTCAATCTTGTGAACGACGTCGAGCGCGAAAGCGGGACGATCGGGCACACCCAGCGGCTTTCTACCGTTGTCGGGGCCGTCGGGCGACAGGAGAAGATCGTCACATGGACCGCACTCGCTTGGGCGATGATCCAGCGCGCACGTCCCGACTGGACGTTCATGCGCGCCGAAACCAGCTACGCCCTGACCGCTGGCACCGCGCGCTATGCCGCCAGCGACCTTGGCGTCACCGACTTCGGGGGGTGGTTGCGCGAGGCTGACGGGTACTCGCCCTATTCGCTGTACGATCCGACCATTGGCCAAGGCGACGAAAGCCCGCTTGAGCGCGTGGGCTATCAGCCGTGGAGCGCCACCTACGATCGCGGCACCCATGATGCCATGCGGCCCACGCATCTCAGCGTCGATTTCGCGCGTAAGCTCTGCTTCGGGCCGACGCCGGACAAGGCCTACGTTTTCCGTTTCGGTTATCGCCGGGCTGTCCAGATGCTCGCTGCGGACACCGATGAGCCCATCATGCCTGAAGAGCACCACGACGCGATCGTCTGGTACGCCCTCACGCTTCTGGCTGAGCACGACGAGGCCGGGTTTCAGGCCGGTGCGGCAACCCTGCGCTGGTCGAATGCCTACTCCGCGATGGTCCGCGATCTGACCCCGGAGATTGAGCTTTGAGCCAGAAGATCGACATTTACGGCTTTGGCGGCGGGCTCGACACGAGCAGCGCTGCGCTTGCCGTGCCTCCGGGCAGTCTGATCTTCGGCCTCAACTACGAGCCGCTGGCCGAAGGCTATGGGCGCGTCGAAGGGTACGAGCGCTTTGATGGCAGCCAGGCACCGTCGAACGCCTCCTTCTGGAAACTGGCGTTCGATGCCGGCGCGTCAGCCGTTTCCGTGGGCGATACCGTCACCGGCGCGACGTCCGGTGCGACCGGCACCGTTGCTGTGGCCCCCATCGTCTCGGCTGGGGCTTGGGGCGATGGCGATGCAGCGGGCGACCTGATCCTTGCCGCCGTAACCGGCAGCTTCGTCAACGACGAACAGTTGCAGGTCGCAGGCACGCTCAAGGCGATGACGGCTGCCGCATCCTCGGAAAATGAGGCTTCGACTGCGGACGAGTACGAGGAATGGCTATCGGCTGCACAGGAAATCCGCCGCCAAGGGATCGGCAAAGTGCCAGGCTCTGGCCCTGTGCGCGGCGTGGCAGTGCACTCAGGTTCGGTCTACGCCTGGCGCGATGACGAGTTCGGCAACGCGGCTGTCGGCTACAAGGCAACGAGTTCGGGTTGGCAGGTCCTCACAGCCTCGCAGCGCATCCCCTTCACGTCCGGTGCAAGCGAAGTCTTCGAGGGCGACGTCGTAACCGGCGACACATCGGGAGCCACAGCGACCGTCATCCGCATCATCACCACGGGTGGAACGTGGGTCGCGGGATCGGCCGCGGGTTTCCTGCATGTTGTCGACGTGGACGGGACATTCGAGGACGGCGAAACGCTTCGGGTTGGTGACGATGCTGTCGCCACCGGTGCCGCTGCTATCCCGAACACTTTCGGGCCCGGTGGGCGCTACCATACGATCAGCCATAACTTCTTCGGAGCGAGCAACCGCTACCGGCTCTATGGATCGACCGGCGGCGCAACCAATGCGTTCGAACTCGTTTCCGACTCCACCGTGCCGATCTTCACGGGCATGACCGTGGACAAGCCCCAGCGGATTTTCGAAGTTGGCAACAGCTTGGGGCTGACCTTCGAAGGGGGTTCCGCGCAGTTTTCCGCGACGGGCGAGCCCCTCAGTTGGGAAGTGATCCTCGGTGCAGGCGAAATAAGCATCGGCACCGAGATTACTGACGTCGTACAGGCGAACGACACCACCGTCGCCTTCTTCGGTGAGCAGAAGGTTTGCATTCTGCAAGGACATGACACGTCCGATTTCGTGTTGGACACCCTGACCGAGGAGGCCGGCGCGGAGCCCGACACGGCGCAGCGCATCGCCCGAACCGTCTACATCGATCTTCGCGGCCTGCGCAGCCTCGATGCGACCCAGGCATTCGGAAACTTCAAGACCGGGGCACTGTCGCAGAAGTTCGAAAAGCACTTCAAGAACAAGCGTAAATCCGGTGTCCGTCCCATCGGGAGCATCGTTTCCCGCAGCAAGTCGCACTATCGACTGTTCTGGAACGATGGAACCGGCCTGTCCGTCTACATGGGTGGCAAGATCCCTGAGGCGATCCCTTTCGACTACAGCTATACCCCGCACTGCTTCGGGCACGGTGAGCTTGCTGACGGTGAAGCGCTGCTAGTCGGTGCTGAGGACGGGTACGTCTATCGCCTCGATTCTGGGACCAGCTACGATGGTGAAGCCATTGAAGCGGCGTGCATGACCCCGTTCAACCCGTTCAAGAGCGCAATGCAGGAAAAGCGTTTCCACAAGGTCACGCTGGAACTGCAGGGGCCGCCGCGCGCGCAAATCAGCATAACCGCGCAGTTCAACTATGGCGACCTCGGCCAACCCATCGATACTGGCAGCGACTTCTATGTTCGTGGCGGCGGCGGCTTTTGGGAGCAAGACACCTGGGGGAGCTTCTACTGGTCCGATCCGGCTGAAGGCGTTGCCGAATGCCCGATCGACGGCATGGGTCGTAACGCCAGCTTTGTTTTTTCGACGCGCGCAGGCCTCACCGAAGAACGCCATATTCTACAAGCCTATGCCGTCCACCATTCGCCGCGGAAGGTGATCCGATGAACCCATATTTTAAGGCGGGCACGTTCACACCGCATACGATCGCCAAGGCATCGGCCATCCAGGCCGAGTTCACCAAGGCCGAAGCAGCATTTGACATGCTCCATAACGACCTCAATAATTGGGGGTCAGCCTCGTCTTCGAGCTCTTTGGAAATCGGGACAGGCAGCAAGAACCTTGTCATCACGACGGGCCGCTTCATCCAAGTCGGCCAGACTATTGCTTTGACCGCGACGTCGGACACCAGCAAGTACATGGTGGGGCGCGTTACGGCATATGATGGTGATACGGGCGCCGCGACTGTCAATGTAACCGATACGAACGGTACAGGCACATTCGCGGCATGGACCATCGCAGTGACCGTTGCTGCCGCCCTTCCCGGGGATGTCGTCACCGCTGCGGCTACACAAACGCTGACCGGGAAGACCATGAACTTCGGGAGCAACACGTTCTCGATGACGCTGACAGAACTTAACGCGGCTGTCAGTGATGGAAGCGTTGTCAGTTCCACAGAACTGGCAGCCGCCACCGGGATCGTGACCGCCGGCCTTGTCGATATCAACAGCACCGTATCGCTCACCAGCGCCATTCATGGGCGCAAGACGTTGCTTATCCAGAATGCCGGCATCACGATCACATTTCCAGACGGAACGGAGTTCAGTGAAGGTGAAGGGCTGACGCTGACCAATTTGTCAGGGGCAGACGTCACGCTCGCGTTCCCAGGCGGCAGCGATGCGGCAAGTACGACCCTGAAAGCAGGTACCAGTGCCTTCTATTTCAGTGACGGAGACGGGTATTGGTATGAAGTAAGCCGCATTTCGCAGAGCTTCATTCACCAATCTGTGCGCGTTAATGCCAGCGGCAGTATCTATTCCGACTCCGTCGGGTTTCGGGGCCTTCCTGCCAACGCGCGCAGCGCGGCTTATACCCTGACACTTTCCGATATCGGGAAGCTCATCACGAACACCACAGGCGGGTGGGCCATCCCGTCAAATGCAACCGTAGCTTTCCCGGTTGGCTCTGCGATTACCCTGTTCAATGCCAGCCCCAACGATCAAACCGTGACGATCACTGCCGACACGTTGCGACTCGGAGGCAACTCGGCAACGGGAACACGCACTATTCCGGGGTACGGGGTGGCTGCCCTACTCAAGGTCAATTCGGTGACTTGGGTAATTTCAGGACACGTCTCGTGAGCGGTGTTCTGGCTGTCGTTGCGGCACTTCAAGGTTCGCCCGTGACGCTATCTGATGCGACGGTTCTTGCAATTGGCGCCTCAAACCAGACTGCATCCTTCACCCTGCGCAACGATGGCGTTGCACTTGAGCTCGGCAGTTCGACCGAAACTTATGACTGGATCGCATCGTGGGGAGTGCCCGCAGACTACGAAGTTCGCGCGACCGCTACCAGCGGAACGCCTGATAGTGGAACTACCGATGCATGGCTGGCACTCGACACGAGCCGCACGTGGACAATTTCGGACACTGTGGGCGTTGCTCAAGAGGTCGATCTGACGATTGAGGTTCGCCGTGCAAGCGGCGCCGTTTTGGCAACTGCAAGCATAACGCTGCACGCAGAAAAGAGTATTTAGTTATGCCTCAGTCACTTGGAGATAGTGAACAGATTCGGGCAATTGTCGAGCAAGTTGCTGAAATAAGCGCTGACCGAGCAATAGCTAAGCATAATGAGGACCATGTGAAAGTAGAGATACCGGCTCCTCTTAAATGGGCGTCTGCTATTATTGCAGCCTTGTTTACAGCTGGGGTTGCAGGGTTTTGCTTCTGGCTCGTCACGACGCTCAACGACATGCAGATCGCAGTCTCCACGATCACGACCCAACTCGGGCAATCCGGCGCTGTCGAGGCACGGTTCCAGTCGATGGACCGCCGCGTCGAGCGGCTTGAACAGATACATGCCGATGAAATGCGCGACATGGGTAAGAAATAGGGGGCATCAATGACCGATCCACGCAAACCGATCTTCGCGGCCGTCCGTGCGACGGTTGGGCACAACCCGTTTAATGACCCGCGCAACCTCGCTGCTTTCGATAATGTGCTCGATGCGCTGGGGGTGCCGCGGGCAAACCTCATGCGCGCCGGCCCCAAAGCCAAGGCGCTGGTGAAGAAATGGGAGGGGTGCAAGCTGCGCGCCTATCCCGATCCCGGCACTGGCGGAAAGCCGTGGACGATCGGCTGGGGTGCTACCAGCGATGAAAAAGGTATGCCGATCAAACCCGGCACTGTCTGGACGCAGGCGCGCGCTGATGCGCGTCTGGATCAGACCCTTGAGGCTTTCGCTGCCGACCTGCGCTTTCTCCTCGGTGACGCACCAACGACCCAAGACCAGTTCGATGCGCTGCTCAGCTTCATGTACAACGTGGGCGCTGACATCGACCAGGACGACATTGCAGAGGGCTTGGGCGATTCCACCCTTCTGAAAAAGCACCTGGCGGGAGACTACGCCGGGGCCGGGCGGGAATTCGGCAAATGGATCAACGCCAATGGCCGCCCCATGAATGGGCTGCGCAACCGCCGCGCCGAGGAAGCCGCTTTGTACAGGGGGGCGGCATGAGCAAGACCCAAAAAGCACGCGCTTTCCTTCACTGGTTCGGTCATCCGGTGCGCGCGATCGTCGCTGCTCTCAAAGTACTGGTGAACCTTACCCGGCAGCAGATGCGGGCACTGTTTTCGCTTGCAATGATGGGCGGAATGATCGCGCTGTCTACGCAGAACATCGTCTACACCTACTTCGCGCGGCGCGCGGTCGATCAAGGCGAATCCTACGGGCGCCTGTTCGACCTGATTCAGGAACAGATGCGCTTCAACTCGGCATTGATCGCGTGGTTCGCCATCATCCTTGGCCTGATCGTCTTCGGCGCGGATTACCTGCGCGCGAAGTGGGGGGATCGGGAAATAGACATGGGCCGTAACGGCCAGCTGGAGGATTGACGCGATGGAATGGCTTGCTGCCAAGGCGCTGGGCATCCCGCGCGGTCTATGGCTCATCATCGCTGCCGCCCTGCTCGTATGGGGCGTCGTGGCTGCATTCGACAACACCGTCGAGCAAGGGCTCGACACGGCGAAGGAGGCGGGTGCGAGCGGCGCCGTCATCGCCGGGAACAAGGTCACGCTCGATCAAGTGGGGGTTGCCCATGAAGCGGGTAATGACATTCGCAACGACGTTGGCTTTGCTCGGTACTGCGAGTGCCTGCGCTCATCGACCGATGCCACGGCCGGCAACTGCGTCCGATACCTCGAGCACAAGCCTGTGCCTGACCGATCGGACGATTCAGATTCGTACTGCGCCAAAGCCGGGAATTGACGGACAAGGCAACGTCTTCAATGACGTCGGAAACGCGTTCGACACCGATGCCACGGTCGAGGCCGTGCTGGAGCACAACGCCAAGTACCGCGCTGCCTGCCCGTCTTAATAGGACGTTGACAGGTGCGCTACCTGCTGCCTAAGCTGACCTCCTTCTCGCGAAAGTTCTTGACGAACAGCCCGAAACTCGAAGCCCCGGCCACCACCGGGGCTTTTTTCTTGTCGCATTAGGACGACTCCGGTACTCTCACGCCGACTGAGCGGGGGCTATCATGGCAGCGACAACCACCACGATCGACAAGGACACGTCGAAGCAGATTGCCCAGACTGTTACCGGGGCCACGACGAACGGCTCCTCGACGGGTGGGCTCGGTACCGCAACTGGTGGCGCAGGCGCCGGTAAGGTCCTGAACGTCAGTCCGACTGCGCAATCGTCAAGCGCTTCGGCATCGGCGCCGCTACCCGGCTCAACCAACCCTGACAATTCCGTTTCCGGGCGCGTCGATGCGATCCTTTCCAGCGATTCCCCGTTGATGCGCCGGGCCGGTGCCGAAGGGATGCAGGCTGCCAATCGCCGCGGCCTCGGTAACTCGTCCATGTCGGTACAGGCCTCGCAGGCTGCCATGCTCAATGCGGCAACGCCGATTGCCTCACAGGAAGCGCAGCAGCAGGCGTCCGCAGAGCTCGCCGCTGCCGATGCTTCGAACAGGGAGCGTTTGCAGCAAGCCCAGCTCGACGCGGCTGCCGCTGACACGCAGGCTCGCATTGCAGCGGACGAGCGCGCCAAGATGCTGGCGGCGTTAACCGATCTGACCGGGCAGCGTTTCAACGCCTTGTCCAATATTCTGGCGAACCACAAGGTCAGTTCAGGTGCCCGCAGTTCCGCGATTTCGTCGTTCAACGACCAGTACCAGTCGACGCTCAATTACCTGCAAAACCTCTATGGTGTCAGCCTGAGTAATCGGACGCCCGCAGGATGACGCGCATTCGCCCTGCCCGGTCTACCGATGCCATGGCTATCGTCTCCATCATCGAGGATCGCCTGCCCGATTCCCGGTACGCCGGAATTGCGCAGGTCGATGCCATGGCCGCACGCAAGCTGTTCGCCTACGCCGCACAGCGCCATGGCGGCACCAACGACGGCGCGACGTTCCTCATGGTCGCAGAGGACGATGAGGGGGAAGTCGAGGCGTTCATGCTCGGCAGCCTGGCCCGCGTCTACATGGTCTTCGATATTCTCGCTGCGTCCGACAGCTTCCTCCTTGGCCGCAAGGAGTGTGATCCGCGCGCGATGCCCGCGCTTCTCGACGCCTACATCGCATGGGCTGAGGCGAACCCGCGCGTCGTGGAAATCGGTCTGAGCTGGGCCGACACCATACCTGGGCATGAGGCCATCATTCACGCCTACGAACGGCGCGGCTTCACGCTTTGCTCCAAAGCCTTTCGCCGCGCGACCCAGGCGGCCACCACAAGGAAAGAAGCGGCATGAGCAACCCGTTCAAAGCCATCGGCAAAGTCTTCAAGAAGGTCGTGAAGGTCGTGAAGAAGGTCGCGCTGCCTGTGCTCGCGATCGGCGCAGTTGCCCTGACGGGCGGTGCCGCGCTTGGCCTCCTGCCCTCTATTGGCTCGATCGCCGGGAGTCTCGGGCTCAGTAGTACCTTAACAGGAATATTGAGTAGCGCCGCGCAGGCGGCGACCTTTGGGGCCGTCGGTTCTGCGCTCACCGGTGGAAATATTCTCAAGGGCGCTACCATGGGCTTCGTCACTGGCGGACTTATGGGCGGCTTGGGCGGTGCGTTGGGCGGGACGGCCAATCAGGCCGCACAGGCTGCGACTGGCGCGACCGATGCCGCTGGCAGTGTCGCCAACGCAGCGGGCAGTGCTGGTGCTTCCGGAGCCTCAGCGGCGCTTCCTCCGGTCGCGGAGGGCGCCTCCTTCGATCAGGCCTTCTCCCCGCTTGCCAGCCAGGGGGGCAGCGGAGGACTTGGAACAGCTTCGAATGCGGCGGCTACTGCCGCTATGCCAACCATGGCGGGTGGGAATGTCCCGACCGTGGCGGGCAACACGGCGCAGGCCGTGCAGGCAGCCAATGGTGGCGGCCTCATGGGTTTCCTCAACCGCAATCCGACGATGAGCGGCATGATCCTGCAGGGGCTTGGATCCGGCCTGATGGCTTCCGAACAGGCAAAACAGGCGGCGAAGGAGCGCAAAGCGATCGAGGACAGCTACAACGGCATTGAGGACTCCCTGTTCTACCTGCCCGCGAACAATGGCGGTCCTGCGCTTCCCGATGCCGGCACAACCTTCAACAACCGGGTCTACGGCAAGATTGCTGTCGACAAGAATACCGGTCGCCTTGTGAACGTGGGAGGCTGACATGGCAGGTCTTGGAACACCTATGGGTGCGCAGCAGCCTATGGCCGATCAGACCGGCGGTATGGGCGCGCAGGATGATGAGGAGACTGGCGAGCCTGCAACGGAGCAGGAGCAGCAGGCTTACGAGCAGTTCGTCAATGCCGCGCTCTCGATCATCTACCCGCAGGGCAGTGAACAGGTATCGCCGCAGATCCTCGACGACCTTAAGGGCAATATCGACCCGAAGGTTGCAGCCCTGTTCCAGAACGCGCAGCCGCAATTGACCGGCCAGCCCGCCGACAATGTCGCCGTCGTCACGGTGACACTCGTACTGATGGTCGATGCGCAACTCGGCTTCCTCGAAAAGGGGATGGCCCAGCAACAGCAAGGCGCACAGCCCACACCGCAGCAGCCGCAGAGCCCCGCCGAAGAGCAGGGCGAGCCGATCGACTACTACGCGGTCGTTCTTCACGCCGCCCGCGCGATCACCGAAGAACTCATCGAAGTGAGCGAGGCAGCCAAGCTGCACGACTTCAACGAGCAGGACATCGAGCAGACCTGGGCGCGCGCGATGGACCTTTATCGCGTGGCCTCGGAAAACATGGGCGCACCCGGCTACGACAAGCAGGGGCTCACCAATGCCTTTGCCGACCTCCTCGTGGCCGACAAGCAGGGCCAGCTTGGCAATGTTCTCCCCGGTCTGCCCGGCGGCGCCCCCATGCAAGGAAAGGGGGCCTGACCTATGGGTGGGCTCGGCTTCATTCTCGGCGGCGCTCTACAGGGGGCTGGAAAAGGCCTCGCGATGCAGGGGCAGGAACGCGCGCAATCGGCAGCATCGGATCTTGAGTTCCGGCGCAGGATGGCACTCGAAAACCTGCGTAACGAGAACCAGTCGGCCCGGATGCGCGAGCAAGCTGACCTGAACGATCGCAACGACGCGCGAGCTACGTCGCGCAAGACCGATGCCTCGATCGTCACGGACAACGCCCGCACCGGCAACGACGTGAAGTTGGAGGGCGTGCGCGCGTCGAACCAGCAGGCTCTTGCACGCCTCAACTCACAACTGAACATGAGCGAGTTCGAGAAGAAGCAGGCCGTCGAGCTACAGAACGACCTCACCAAGGCAGGGCAGAAGGCGGCGAAATTCGAAGTTACCGCCGATGGCCGGATGGTTGCCTATTCGGAAACCGGGCAGGTCCTGCGCGCCTCACCCCCGGGAACCTTCAATCCGTCCGGCAGCAGCGATACGACCGGATTGGGCAGCATCATCGAGCAGGCTCGCGCCGGGAAGAACCCGCCCGCCGCGCCCTCCTGCTCCTGCACCCGCTGAAACAGGTGGACGTGGCGGAACGAAGCCACCTGCCGACAAGTCGTACTCCATGGCCGACGCGAAGGCGACGGCGAAGAAGCATGGTGTCTCGCTTGATGAAGTCCACCGCCGGATGCGTGCGGCTGGGTACAAACTTACCTCGGAGTAGCGATGGAACGTGACCTGTTTGCGGAGCTTGATGCTGGCCGCGATCTGTTTTCCGAGCTCGATGGAGCATCGGCCACCCCACCGCAGCAGGACGCTCCGGCACCGCGCACTGATTACCGGGAAGGGCGCGCACAGCCGCAGCCCGACACCAGCGTAGCAGTAGGCCGTGGCGCTCGTAAGCGCCCGGCAGCACCGGCTGCCGACAGTCAGATGCAGGACACGTCTGCGCCTTTGTGGGAGCGTATGAAGGCGGCATTTCAGCCGCTTCGCGATGCCGTAGGGTACGACCCGATCAAGGAACAGCAGGCGCACGACGCCATGGTGGCCGAGGTCCGCAAGCGGCAGGAGCTCGACATTGCGCAGCAGGACGGCCTGATCGACCGGATCGGGGATTTCTTCACGCGCGGCGAGGTCATGGCCGATTCCGGCGTGCAGCGCCTCGCCTCCGCGATCGAGACGAACCCCGAGCTCCGCAAGTCACTGACCGATGCCGCCCGCCTTAGCGAGAAGGTATCGGGCACGCCGATTTCTGGCGAAGTCACCTGGGATCAGGCTAAGCAGAATTGGTCGAAGCTGCCGCAGTTCATCGCGGAACAGGGTGTTTCGAGCCTACCCATGATGATCCAGTCCATGTTGGGCATGGGCATCATTTCCAACGCCATGAGCAATTCCGGCCAGATCGCGCAGACCCGCGCAGAAGCCTCGGGCCGTAGCGATGCCAATTCCAGCGATGCAGCGTTCGCAGCGCCGTTCGGTGTCGCCTCGACTGCGCTCGATGTGCTGGGCCTCGACGAAATCCTCAACACCGGCGCCAAGACGGTCGCCAAGCGCATCGCTGTAGCGGGCGCCACCGAGGGCATTACAGAAACCGCGCAGGGTGCGATCGAGTACACTGGCGGCAACCTTGGCACCGACAAGGGGATGAACGCAGCCGAGTTCATCGACCAGGCTATCCAGAGCGGCATTGTCGGCGCTGGCGTGGGTGCCGGCGCGCGTGGCGGCATCGAAACCGTTGGTGCTGGCGGCAGGCTGGCCGCCAAACCATTCAAGCGCACACCGCCGCCGGGACTGCGCGAGCAGGCCGAAACGGCTGCCGCTGCAGCGATCACGCCCGAAGACGAGGCCAGCCCGCTCGACACCACCGACATTGTCGCTGGACGTGCCGAACTCCTCAAGGCCGATGCCGGTCAGGCCGCCGATTCCGCGCTGACCGGCGCCGGGATGCCCGCCGTAGGCAAGCGTGTGCAGGTCACGATGCCCGACGGGACCACGACCACCGGGCAGATGACCGATGCCTTCGCCGCCGAAGATGGCGACGGTGTTGTTGTCACGCTCGACGATGGCAGCGTGATGCGCCAGTACACCGACGACCTGCGCGATGCGGGCGTGGCGATCACCGAACTCTCGCCGCGCGCGGAAGCGGACGCGCTCGATGCCCAGCTCGCCGCGCGTGCCGGCAATGTCACCGCCGAAATTCCAGCGGTAGGCACGTCCGAACAGAAGAAGGACGATCAGCCGGACCTCACCGAGGTCGCGATAACGTCATTCATGGGCAAGGCGCGCGGTGCGGAAAGTAGCGGGAACGATGCCGCCAAGAACCCGAACTCCTCCGCGACCGGCCGCTACCAGTTCACCGACAAGACCTGGCTGGCCACCTACAAGGCCGAGTTCGGGGACACCGGCGAAAGCCTCGAGCAGATCCTCGCCAAGCGTAGCGACGGGGAAACGCAGGACCGTCTGATGCGCCGCCTCACCGGGGACAACGCGCGCGGCCTGCAGCGCAAGGGCCTGCCGGTCAATGACGGCACGCTCTACCTCGCCCACTTTGCCGGGATCGGCGGGGCGTCGGCGCTTCTCAACGCCAGCCCTGACGCCAAAGCCGAGGCCGTCCTGGGCAAGGCTGTCATCAAGGCCAATCCGTTCCTCAAGGGCAAGACGGTTGGCGAGGTCGTGCAGTGGGCTGCCGATAAGATGGGAGCGCCTGCGACCGAAGCGAGCGCAGCGGTCACCAGCCCTACCGAGCGCGAAACCCCGGATTTCGGGGCACCTGCGAAGGTCGAGCTTCCGCAAATGGCAGAAGAGGTCACCGCGGCTGAAACCGCCGGCAAGGACCTGCGCGGCGAGCAGATTTCCCCGGATTGGGTGAAGTTCTCCGACACATCGGGAACGCTCGACATTCCACGTTCGGACATGCCGCAGATCAAGGCCGAGCACCGCGGCGCCATGACCAACTTCCTCAATGCGCGCGGCATCGCGCACGAGGAACTGACCGTCCCTGCCTCCTCTCTTAAGCCGACGCAGGCCGAATTCTCGCCGGACAAGGTACAGCAGGCAAAGGACTACACGGGCGGCAACCGGGCGATTCTGATTTCGCGCGACGGACACGTCCTCGACGGACATCACCAGTGGGTCGCAGCCCGCGACAAGGGCGAGGACGTGCGCGTCATTCGCCTCGATGCGCCGATCAAGGACCTTGTGCAGCAGGCGCACGAATTCCCGAGCTCGACGCAGGCACAGGAAGCCGGGCAGTCGGCGGCGGCTCAGCCGGAACCGGCACCGCAGGACAGCAAGCCCGGCGCCGGCATGATGACCGAGAGCAAGGTCCGCCTCGAGGAAACACCTTCGGGCAAGGGCTTGGCCGTCCTCGGCGCCAGTGAGGCCGAGCTCGCCGCGATCGCCCGGGCCGTACCCAAGGCGAAGGCGGTGAAGCGCAAGGATGGCGCGCAGGTCTTTTCGGCCAAGTACGCCGAGGAAATCCGCGCGGCGATCGCAGGGGTAGAGCAGAAGCCCGCCGAGGTGGACGGTGGAAGCCGTGCCACGCTGAGTGAAACTGAGGCTAAGGAAAAGGCCCGCGCATTCGTCGCACGCATAATCAGTGAGGGAGTCAGAACCAGCGGTATCGATCCCGCGGGCACGTTCTCGTTCGGGCAGAAGTTGTCGCCGATGCAGAGCGGACCTTACATGACGCCGGGAAAAGTCCATGTCGAGTTGACGGACATACCCGGACGCGTGTTCACTTTCAGTGAGAAGGACCTTCGAAAAGAGGCTGAGCAGAAAACCACATCGCAGGAGGCGCCGAACGACCTGCTCGATGCGCTCAACGAGCTCAACAACGATGAGTACGTCGCCTATCTCAATGAGTTGAAGCCGACCCGTCCGGCCAAAAAGGGCGTCATCACGTCGCGCGCGCTGCAGGTACAGCACCAGTTCTCCACCAAGGGCGAGGACGCCATGCGCGCCGCGCTCGCCAAGGTAAAGGGCGAGGGCAAAGCGGCGCCGCCTTCTGCCCCCGAGCCGTCTCAGAGCAAAGATAACAGCCCTGCCCGACCGTCGATCACCGAAATGGACGACGAGACGTTCAAGCGTGTCTGGAACGACAAGAAGTTCAAGGCAGCCATGAAGCCGCTCGGGCAGATGCCGCACCGGGAAAGCCATGTCGCCCGCGAAATGGCGCAGGGATGGTACGACGGCGGCGCCTTCAAGATCGAAAAGCTGCGCGATTACGTCGACTATCTGGCTGAAAACGCGCGGGCACAGAACATGAAGCCCACCGGCTTCAACCCCGAGCAGTCCTATGTCGAGGGCTTCTACGCGCGCGTCACTGGTGAGGCGAAGGAGGTTCGCCAGATCCAGAGCGGCAGCAAGATGGGCGCTGCCGAGGCGTTGCGTGAGATCGAGGGTTTTGAGGATAGCCCTACGCCTGGCGCGAAGCCGCGTGACCGCAGCGCGGCGATCATCATGGACCCGGCCAAGGGCACGGTGAAAACCGTTCCGCTGGGAGCGCAGGACATTGAGGCACGCAGAGAGGGACAGATCGCGTGGGCGCGTGGGGAACGTGCTGATGCGGCCCGCAAGGTCGATCCTGCCGACCGCATTGAATGGCGTAAGGGCTGGGATGCTGCGAATATCGCCGCACCCGTCGATGAGGCGCAGGACCGCATATTCCGTGATGCCCTGATCGGCGGTTCCACCATCACGGAAGCCAAGAGTGCTGCTCAGGCTACCATTGGCGACGGCGCTATGACGGTGTCTGAGGCTGCCGCCGTCGCCCGGAAACAGGAAGCTGAACCTCGAGCCAACAACTACGGCACCGGGAACAAGGTCTTCACCCAGGACGCAGCCGAGAAGGCCCGCGCGCTCCTGCGCTCGAAGATGAACCAGCTCAACAGCGGATTCGACCCGGAAGTCGCACAGGCTGGCCTGACCCTGATGGGTTATCACGTCGAGGCGGGCGCCCGCGCGTTCATGGACGCAGCCCGCGCCGTTGCGGCCGATCTTGGCGTAGCGCCGGCTGACCTGCGCCGCTCGCTGCGCTCGTGGTACAACTCCGCGCGCGACTGGATGGAAGACAACGGGCATGACATTCGCGGCATGGACGACGATGCCGCCGTGAAGGTCGACCTGTCCCGTATCGAGCAGTGGGGCGCAGGAGAGGCGACAACCCCCGCCGCACCTGCTACAGGAGAGGCCAATGCGCAACTTCAAGATCAGCTACCTGCAGGCAATGCGGGATCAGGCGCCGGGGATGTTCAAGGAACTCCGCAAGACCGGGGCGATGGACGCGCACTTGAACCGCAAGGCCGCCGAGGCACAGGCGATGTACCGGGATCTGACGGCGGACGCACCGACACTGCCGAGCGGAGCGGTCGCGGATCCCGCGACGGACAGGGAGGCGACCGATCAGGTGTATCGAACCCTGATAGCGTTCCCACCGCCGAACGCGACACCGGAAGCCGATCCGGCACGACCCGAAAGGCCGCCCAGTCTGTAAAAGGCCGCGACTGGTCGATCGAGCCGGGCTCTCTCGACGAGAACCGGCCCATGATGCAGAAGGCCCGCGACAACGTCGAGGCCATCGCGCTCGTCAAGCAGATCGACGCCGAGGGCCGTCCGGCTACCCGCGAAGAACAGGCGGCCATCGCGCGCTATATCGGCTGGGGCGGCCTCAAAGGCGTGTTCCCCGACAGCAACGGCAGCTATGCCAAGGGCTTCGAGACGTTGGGCCCGCGCCTGCGCGAGCTCCTGACCGATCAGGAATACGAGACGGCCCGCCGCTCGATCCAGTACGCGCACTATACGTCCGAATCTGTCGTTCGCCCCATGTGGGACATTGCCGGGCAACTCGGCTTCAAGGGCGGCCTCGTGTTCGAGCCGGGCATGGGGACCGGAAACTTCCGCGGCATGATGCCTGCTGAGCTCGCACAGGCCAGCACCTATTCGGGCATCGAGTACGACCACCTGACAGCCTCGATCGCCAAGCTGCTCTATCCACAGTCAGGCGTGCGACAGGCCGACTATACGAGAACGCCCGGCATCAAGGACGTGGCTGATCTTGTCATCGGCAACCCGCCGTTC